GACTGCGCGAGCAAGGCCCTCTCGAGCCAGCGCTCGTAGATCGGCCAGCACCAGCGGAGCGAGAAGGACTCTTGCAACCCCTTCCACACCTCCCGCTCGTCCAGCGCGCCTTGGCGGATCGAAGAAAAATTCACGCTCGTCAGATCGTTCGCCAGATTGTGGTAAGACACTCCCATGCCCGCCGCCAGTGAGCGGAGCATGGAGCGCATGAAACTCTCCGTCATCTGGTCGGGGAACTGCGGATTCCAGTTCGCCATCTCGCGGTTGCCGATGTTCTCGAAAACCCCCGCCTCCGCGTCCATCGGCAGTTCGTCTTCGTCAAAATCATCGCCGTCCGGATCTCGAAAGAAACCCATCTTCGCCGCTCCCACTCGCGCGTTGGTGATCGCCGCATCCTCGAACGCCGACAGCATCCGCCCGCGCCAGAGCGCCGTGCGCGCCCAGGGGAGCCCGCGCTTCTGCCCGACCATCTCCGGAATGAACCAATGCACCACGTCCCGCGCCGGAACGACGTTGTATTCCCTCCCGGAGTGAGTGACGTAGCCGACCAAGCGTTCGTCGTAATTTTTGAACCAATAGTTCACCGGGCGATTGAACGAATCGAACTCGATGCCGTGCCGGATCACGTTGCCATTGGTCAGCGGCTCGTACTGCCGATGATCCAGCAACACCGGGTCGACCATCTGCACCGCGATGCCCCATGGTCCGACGCTGCGCCCCGTGCGGATGATACCGATGCACTCGCCGTCCTGCGCTGCGCTGGTGATCGCCAACCGCTCCGCGTCGCTCCGGCTCATCGTGCCCGAAATCTCGTAGTTGCCTGGAAATGAGAACTCCAGCCACGCGGCCTCAATCGCCTTGCTCGCCAACAAATCAAGCTTCCCGTCGGCGTCCTTGATCGCCGCTGAAAACTTGAACCCCGTCGGGCCGGCCACGTTGTCGCGGCAGAGTTGGATAAATTTCTTAAAGTGGTCGGCGTCGTTCGCCATCTGGCGGGAGCGCGCGACCGTCGACCCCCAGTCCTGATAAATGATGGCGTCCGCCGTCTGCGGAGTCGTCAGCCAGGTCGATTCCAGCCGTCCCGTCCCAGCCGCCTGCAACATCCGCGCCGCGATCCGCCCGCTAGCCGATGGCTTCTGTCGACGCGTTGATTCCTGCGACCGCTTCGCGTCCGATGATTTGCCGAATAGACCGAAGAATCCCATCAGCAATGCACCGCGATCCGCGGCCCCAATGGAGATTGCCCGCGAGCCCGGCGCCGCTCTTCGATCATGCGGCCACGCCAGTATTTGAGGAGGTCCAGCAATTCCCCGACGCCGTAGTTTTCGAGTTGGCGGTTATTGATTTGATAGCTTTTCACGCCCTCGGCAATGATGCCGCCCGCAATCATTGCTTCCAGCTTCTCCACGATCTCCACCGCCTTCGTCTTCGTGATCATGGCCGTTTCCCCCACGAGCGAGGGACGGAGAGTCAGCGGATAATCTGCAACGACCCGCTTTGATCCGGTCGAGGTCGTCACCCACGCTTGCCACCGATATTCACCGGGAGCCCACGCTGTCGTGTCGGCGTCGAGTCGCCAGCTCCGACCCGTTGGCGTAGCAGTCACATCGTGAGAGGACGCGCCGCGAAAATAAGCCACCACGGACACGGCTTCCGCGTCGATGGTCGCGCAAAAAGTTTCTCCGGCTGTCAGGGCAACGATCATTTCCACGAATTAACGAACCCACCTCGGCGTCGGCGGGCGGATCGTTCCCGCGCACCTTTCAGCTTTTCGCTCGGCTGGTCTTGTGCGGGAATTTGCCGATCAATCAGCGGGTGATCCGCGTCCGGCTCTGCCTTTTTCGGCTTCGCCGTCAGCTCCTCAATCCGCTTTTTCATCCGAAACGCCAACTTGTCGAACATCGGAGAAGCCAGCATCAGCCCAGCGAACGCGTAGACTCGGCAATCGAACGCCTCCGCTCGATGCCCCTCCGCCTTCCGCCACTCGATTCGGGCAAACCCCTTCACGTATTTCGTTACGGCCTTGAGAACCGAGAGTTGCCGGAAGTAATCCAGCGTTCGCCCTTCTGGGAAATGACAGTAGCCCGGTCCCGGCTCGTTGATCTTGAGCCGCCGCATCACCGTCAGCCGCGCCGGATCGGTCCCGACCATGTAAACGTCGGTCGGGCGCTTCGTCTTCTTCCCCGATCTCCGGCGCATCGGACTCCCGACAATCGGCAACCCCTCGCCGCCCTGCCCCTTGATCGCGAAAACGCCCATGCCCCGGTGCCGCTTCGCGTAATTGTAGACCGCCTGCGTGTTGTGACCGCCCGAATCCACACACGACGCCGCAACCGTCAGCTCGACGCCGCTCTCGTGCTTCCACGCTCGCCGGAGGTGATCCGTCAGCCCCGTCCAAGGGCTCCCCGATTGCCCTTCCGGAATGTCCGGGTCTCCGTGGAAAACGTGGTAGTCGATTGACCAGCTCTCCTCTCCCCCAGCCCACCCGACCACCTCGCACTCCAACCGGTCCGGCTGAGTGTCGATGCCAGCCGTGAGGATCAACACCCGCCTCGGCAACTCCGCCGGATACTTTTCGCAGTGAGAGAAAAGGTCATGTTCGTTCACCGTTTCGCCCGAGTCCTCCCAGGTCTCGCCGAGCGAGGTGTTCACCCAGACCTGTAGTTGCGAAGGATCGCCTTTGACCTGGAGAAATTCCGAAGCCACGTCCCCCACCGACTTCCACGGCGAATAAAGTTCGTTGACGTGAAATCCGGCGATGCCCGTGAAATCCGCCGTCGCGATCCAGCGCCCCACGCGGCCGGCCTCGTTCTTCTGCGCGTTGGAAAAGAAACCCTCGCAATCGGGACATTGCAGCATCGCCTTCGCCGGGTCGCCCTGCGCTGGCGTATCCTCTCCCCATCGCACATTCGCCCACTGCAAATGATGCTCGTGGTCACAATGCGGGCAAGGCACGTGGAAGCGCCGCTTGTCCGACTTCTCCCATTCCTTCTCGATCCGCGAAAAGCCCTTGATCGTCGGCGTCGAGCAAATGTAGACCCGCCGATTCCAGAAGTTGTTCGCCCGCTTGATCGCGAGCATCACCGGGTCGCCCTCGCTCCCTGCGCTCCCCGGATAACGGTCGACCTCATCGAGGAACACGCACCGCACCGGGCGTGACGCCAACGACGCCGGCGAGTTCGCTCCCGCAACGGTGAGGTGTCCGCCCGGAAACGTCTTGTGGGTGATCGTGCTCCCCGAGTTCCGCGCCTTGCTCCCGAAGATCCTCGCCAGCTCCGGCGTGTCCCGGATCATCGGCGACAGTCGATCCTTAGACCACGCCTCCCCCATCTCCGTCGTCGGCTGGACGACAAGAATCGGCGATGCGTCCTGCTCTGCGTAGAAGCCCGCCGCGTTATTCAGGATCTCAGTCGCGCCAATCTGCGCCGACTTCATGAAAACGACCCGCTTGTTCGCCGGGTCGCTGACCGCATCGAGGATGCCGCGCTGAAACTCCGCGCGCGAAGTTCGCCAGCGGCCCGGCTCCGCGCTGGCCTCACTACTCAGCCGGCGGGTGGAATCACTCCACTGACTCAGAGTCTGCGACGGCGGTGGGCTCATCCCCGCCGCGATCGCTGCCACGAAAACGACGAACGACCTCTGTGGCGTCATACCCGCCCATCTCGGTCAACGCATCGTGGACCGCCTCCGTCAAAACGTCCTGACAAACGTGAGCGTCCATGATGTCCGCCACCCGCGGCGCACAAATGTTCGGGATCGCCAAAGCCTTCGCGCGAAAGCTCGCCAGCATCTCCCCCATCACCGCCGCCACCTCGTCCGCGTGATGGAACTCCCCCGAAAATGCCTTCGCCTCGATCTCCGCCTTGTCCGCCCTCGCCTTGTAGAGCCGCGCCCGATGCTTCTCGTAATCCGCAGCGCTCACGTTCTCCGACTTCTTCGTCAGCTCCTCCCGATAAGCGATGTAGCCCTGAATGCACTCCTCGAGCGGATATTTCCCCCGGGACGCCCGATTGAGAACGCCCGCCTTCGCCAACTGCTCGACCCGAGCCTTGGTTATCCCCAAACATTTCCCGACCCGCGCTCCAGTTACGAGTTCCATTCGCTCGAAAAAAGAAACCGACCGTTTTCGATCTTATATCTAGCCAGAACTCGGGGTTGTCCGCCTACC